TAGAAAATACACTTAAAGTTCTAGTACTACCAGCACCAGTAGTGATATTTTCTATATAGGCAAAATTAGAAACGTTAGCATAGGTTAATAATTGTCTATAAGGACCTGGCTCCGACAACGAAGCAGCAATTAATTCTTCTGCTTTAAGACAGGCTGCTCCGACAGTTTCATACGCATAGGCAAATGCACGACCTTCTTTTCCCGGAGGCGTTTTAATCTGTGCATCATCACCAGCCATTGATACAAACAAGTTTGATTCAGATGCAAAACTTGAATTGTCTACATAATATTTGGTAGCTGCCTGTAGGTCATCTGGACCTGTAGGCGAACCTGATCCAGCAAGTGTACCTGGGTGATCAAACAATACTAGGGCACCAGTCATAGTATCGCCTTCTCGACGAACAGTACTCTTACGAGGTAATGCTTCATTACTGACCCAACTACCTGAAAGTTCTGCATCGTAAAAGAAGTCAGTTATTGTTTCTACGCCACGTGTGACAATTTCCGGATCGTTGACAATAATCCTGTTTGTACCATCTAGTGCGTCCGGTCTAGTTGGATGCAATGATAATCTATTTTTGTCAACGAATCGTAAGTAATATGTTAATCCATTGAGCAGTCCTGTGGCAGATGCAATGGTAGCAAAGTACTTGTAAGGAACACCGTTAGATCCTGTGTTAAACCCGTGATTTGGAATAATTGCATAACCCTCAATCCAATTGGTTATAGTTTTTGAATATTCAGTTTGATCTAACGGCTCACTTCTTACACGAACTTGACTTCCTATTCCAGGGCCACCGCTGGTTTGTAGATATCGTTGATCGGCATATCCTCTAGTAATAACTAGATTATCTGCTGAAATAAATGTATTATGGGTGTTGTTAAAGTCTGCCGCAACATCGTCTGTTGGATCAGGTAAGTTACCAATAGTAAAGTTTTTAGCATCCATGTGCCCGCCCAAAGATGGAACTGGGTCTGTAGAAACTTTACCACCAGTGGCGATAATTCTTATTTCGTTGTCGTCTTCGTTGTCAACTTGAATGCCTTCCCCGCCAACTAGTGCTTTACTTAATAATGATGAAGCATCTGCGTTTGATATAATAACCTGATTAGGTCCGTATACAGGAGCATCGTCAAGATCAGTAAAGGCAATTCTGTCGCCTTGTCCAAAAATAGCAAATAATTCAGAAAAGTTTTCGTTTACTTTACGGAACGATTCACGGATACTATCGCCAGTACCGTCATTGCCTTGTACACCAATATCAATATTTTGTCTTGCCATATTATTCCCCTATGCGGTCTTAATAGTTGTCTGCTACAGAAAAGCTAGATCCGCACCCGCAGGTAGTTTGTGCATTAGGATTTTGAATCACAAATTGCGCTCCCATCATATCTTCTTTATAGTCTATGGTTGCATCATTTAAGTATTGCATACTCATCGAATCAACCAGTACTATAATACCATTTTTTTCTACAGAAAAGTCGTCTTCATTCTGCGCTTCGTCAAAAGTAAAACCATATTGCATACCAGAGCACCCGCCCCCTTGCACAAATGCTCTTAATTTAAGATTAGGGTTGTTTTCTTCAGCTAATAGGTCTTTGATTTTGTCAATAGAAGAATCAGTAATAGTCAGCATTTCATTTCCTTTCGAGTATTTATCCGTAAGTTTTATAACCTTAATGTAAATACTCGATGTATCTTACAGAAGAATTTGTCACTGAAACGCACACTAGAATTAGCAAATTAGGTAAAGAGCATACCTATAGCCGCACTCGCCGAGTGGTCGTATTTAGGTGTGATAACTGCCGTGAGGTATTTCGCAGAGACAGAGAAGATATCAGTCCCAAACGATTAAGCAACAACTATTTTCATTGTTGCAGTAATTGCGATGCAAGAAGATTTGCACAGCGCAAAGGGGCTGAGCGTAGAACAATCTGGGATAAGCCAGCTAGTAGTTTAGATGATATTAGTCAATTATAAATTGATAATTAAATACAGCTATAAATAGTACACAAGGAGAACAACAACATGTTTGATTTTTTACGTAAATTATTTGGATTGCCTACAGAAGCTGATAAAGCAGCGGCAAAAGAACAAGTCGCTAAACCAGAGCAGGCACCATATAAAGTCGAAGCGCCAGCTCAACCAGCTTGGCATACTGCCCCTGCTGAAGGTTCAAAATTAGCAGAAAATGTTCTTGATGTAAATCACGACGGCAAAGTTAACTTTGACGATGTTAAGGCAGCAGTTAAGAAAACTACAACTAGAGCAAAGAAAGCAGCCGATGTTAACGGTGACGGTAAAGTTACCACAGCAGATGCCAAAGCCGCTGTTAAGAAAGTATCTAACAGAGGCAGAAAGCCAAAAGCTAAAGTTTAATTTTTAGACTGTTCGTATAGTGCAAAGCTGGCAAGATTTTTGCCTTTGCTTTCGCACATAATATCGCAGTTATCCCAAAAGCTCAGAGCCCATTCATTACAGGATTTATTCCAAAAGAAGTTTGAATGCGCTCTGAGCTTTGCTTTTTTATGACCACTTTCTATTAGCGACTGTAAGGAGGGAACGGTGTCTGTGGCATGGTTAACAACAACGTCTTCCCGTGAAACACTATAATGTATGACAGGGCGCACACCACGCCAACTATCGCTAATCCTTTTAACACGGTCGTCAGATGCTTCAATATATTCTCCAGTTTTAATCCAATGATGATGTAAGTCTAACACCAAAGCGAGATCGTCGACGAGTTCAAGGCTGGCATCGATTCCCCAGCTGATTTCGTCGTTCTCGATGGTGATGCAGTTTCTTGCTTCGGGGGTAAGTCTTTTGAGGGCAGCTTTGATACCGGCTGGACCGGCTCTACCGGCAATGTGGACGTTGATCTTAAAGTCCTGATATCTTTTACCGTACCCCATCCATCTGACCATATCCGCATGATATTCAAACTCCTCTATGCTACGACTTACGATATCTGGATTATCGCTAGCAAGGACAGTAAACTGCCCAGGATGAAAACTAACCCGAACACCCATCTTGCGAGCTGTATCTCCCACTGCTCTGAAATGTCTTTCGGCGTAATCTCTGACGTCGGCAGTCCTCCAAAACCAAGACCAACTCGGCTCAGTATACACAGGAAGGATATCGCTACTGAGTCGTACCATTCGTAAATTTTCATCTAATCCACCTACCCTTTCAACTAGCAAGCGAGTAGACTCAATGTTCTGCTTCATAATATCCCAAAGCTTTTCTACGGCTACGTCCTTGCTTTGTCTATTTAACCAAGCAACAGTAGTACTGCCAGTATTATATTTCTTGCATTCGTCTTTGGGTTTGATACCATTAACTTGATCAGGACGGTCAATCCATTTACAAGCAAAGCCAATTTTTTTCATTTTTTGCTTTCTGCGTCTACTACACGCTGTCTTAATTCGGTTGTTGAGAAACTGTGTTTACGTTGATTAAAATAATACTCCATAGGAATATCATGTCCAGTAAATTCTTTACCTTGATATTCCTCTCCAAGTATTCTAACATCTATAGGAAAAGAAAGCAATATGTCACGAAGTTCTTTTTCGGTAGCATACACTATAACTTCATTGACAAACACGCAGGCATTTAACTGCACAAACCGTTCAAATACACTTTGTACGGGTTTGTTCTTATGAGGACGATCAATAGTCGGATCTGTTTGCAAGCCAACAATAAGATAGTCACATTGTTCTTTTGCTTCTTTGAGCATTATAATATGCCCTGCATGAAACAAATCAAATGTTGAGCAAGTAAATCCTGTTCTCATCACCAGTGCCTAATAGTGTTAGCAATAATAAAAAAGCAAGTTACAACATGTATTATAACCCAGAACGTCTTAAAGAACAAGGCAATTCGAGCTTCTCGACGTGTAAGTATAGGAACATCCGGACGATCATCGTCCGTCTGCCCCATCAAGTGCCCAGTTGCCCGAGCCCAAATTTTTTCTAAACTATTCATCCTTCGTAGCTTGCAGAGTTGCCAGCATGTTCAAATACTTCTACTGAACGTAGACGAACACCTTGTCCTGTAGGATATCGTGCTTCGAAGAGTCGTCCGTCTGGATGTATCCAACTAATGCCTGCTTGATATGCGCCTAGAATTTCGTTCATTGTTTTGTATGCCAGTTCAGCAAACTTTTCACAGCCAACAGCTTCTACAATACGTAGATTACAAACTCCACCTTCGGATTGTTTGCCCAATGCCGCCATCTGTTTAAAAAGTGCCAAGTGGGGATCATCTGACCCTACACACAGAGTATGATCGAATTGCCATTCACTCCATTCTTTGAATGCTTTGAGTCCACCGAAGTCCATAACCCAGTTACGATCGTCGAGTGTTTCACTTTCAAAGATTAGTTTGATACCAATTGAGTATCCGTGTAGTAGTGAGCAATGGCTGTGTGTACTACGCCATTGTCTAAACAGCATGACAGCCCTCTGTCGTTACCGTAAGTTTTTGTTGAAAGATATTTTGCCATCTCTAGTCTCCTTGTAAAAGTAGCAAGTTTGATGACATGCAGAATATTTAAAGAGGGGTGAATGCCATGTAAGTCCTCTATGAATACTTATCTCAAGCAACCTTGAGTAGTATGATTTCTTCGTTAATGCGTCCGTTCAATTTAGTATCAGTAGCATTAATGTCGTCCAAGAATTTACGCAATGCAATCTTGCCAGCCGCCTTAAACTCTTTGAGTTTTTCTTCTGGCTTACGCAGAGTCTTGCAGATGCTCTTAAATTCATCAAAGCCGGTAATGCTAGTACCCTTGACTCCCAGAGTGTTAAACTCTGCGGCCACGTATTTTCCTAACTTACGACTTTTAGTGTTGTAGATCCAAAGTTCGCCAGCGCCAATAATGTCAACAGGATTAACACTGACTAATTTCAAAGGCTCGTTAGTTTTCATGTACTTGAGTTTAGAAATTAGTTTATCTTTAGATACTGCCTTGGTCTTACGTGGAGCACGATTAACTTTAGCTTCTTGAGCAAGCATATCGCAGGCCATCATAATTTCTTGATAAAATGCAATCAAGGTTTTAATTTGCTTTCGGCTACGATGACTGTAACCTTCACGCAACTGTTCGTCGATCAAAGTTTTCAGGATCAGTTTGAAAGCTTTCAATGGCATCTTCAATTTCTTCAGTCATGCGATATGCGGCTTCACGCACACGATCTTGAATACTTGGTTGTGCAACTACGGGTTTGGCAGCTTCAGCGGCGTTGACTTCATCTTCGTCAACGTCATCTTTGCCCTGTGCAATAACATCAACAATTTGTTCACGTAACCAAGCGGCTGTGTCGCGGCCTTGATTAAAGTCTGCACGAACAGCAGGCATGCCGCGAAGCAAACATGAGGCAATAGCACCCATAGTAACATTACAACGATTGTCTTTGGTTTTCTTAAATGCTTGAATGTCTTCTTTGGCACAACCAATTGAAGTCATCCATTTAATAACAGCAGGCTTTAAATCCTTACCGCTGAACTCCATGCGGTAGTAGGTCATAGCACTATGCCAGTGACGCAGAAATTGGTTAGCATCCATAGACTCACAGTCAGTCCAAACGGGACTATAATCTTTAACCGCTTTAGTACGGTGTGCAATTACTTGCTGTTTGGTTACACGGGTCTTTTTTGCTGGTGCTTTAGTGGCCATTTCTGCTCCTGTATGTTTAACAATACAGTAATTATATATTCATCAAACAGATTTGTCAAGTCCAAAGACTGTCACGAGCCTTGATAAGACGAATCATCATTTCAGTATCTTCTTTTTCATACTGTTTTTCAATCTTTTGGCTGAGTTTAAGAGCTTTATCGCCCTGTTTTTTCAGTTCGGGCGTGTCTTTGCCGCCAAACAAACGTCCATCATTTAATACACGTTTGGCTTCACAGTAGTCACTCCAACCACTGGCATCGTGTGGATCGGGTCGCTTTGGATAAACTTCCTTCCACCAAATGTAAAGTTCTTTAATCTCTTTGGCACGGATTGCTTGTCCAGTTGGCTTGCCGTATTCTGGATGATCTGGTCCGCACCAATCAGTGTTGGTCAGTGTCATTGCCCAATCCAAATGATCAAGACCTGCTTGTGGACAACGCCATGTACGCCAACGGAACCAACCTGTTGACCAGAATGGTGCCTTATATTTTGCCTTATCTTCTTTGCTACCCCAGGCAATATGGCTCCATGCTTGTTCTATTTCAACAAAGTCAACCAATTCGTTGAACAAGCAAGGTAAGAAGCGGTTGCCCACGTCCTGCCATTGCCCTGGCTTGATGTCGCGAGGGTGAGCAGTAAGACTATGAGTGCGAGTAACCCAACGGTTATTAATATAGTATTTGACATCGTAAATTTTATCCACAGGCCACCAAATA